TTACGAAATGCCGGGCAAACGCTCACAATTGATTTTGATTCGTTCAATCAATCGATGATCAATCGTGATCAAGGCGACGATATCTTACTGGCCATTTACAGGGATTCAGGTTTGAGCCCTAGCCAGCTTGGCCGCGCAATCGGTCAATGGGACAAATCGGACATTCCAGAACATGCCGCAAATGGTAGGAATCTCTGGTGGTTATTCAATGCCGCGACTCATGCCTTGAAGCCGACAGGTGCAAACAACAATCACGATGACTTGCGCCAACGGTCTACGGTTATTTATCATCATCTGCGTGAAGCCGTGAAACAGGTCCCAACCCTTATTGGTTCAACCATCGACTCCGTTGTCGATCATGTCCGGCGCTTGAACTAATGGAAACGAACGAGCGCAATACATTTATGGGCTTCTTTGTAATCGTGATCGTCTTAGATGTATTGTTCAATGTCTGGATGGTTTCCCTTTAACCGCTAACCCATAGCAAGGAATTGGCCTAGCTTAATCGCTGGGCCTTTTCTTTGCCTGGTGTCCATGCCATCGATGCCGCAAGGGCTAAACGCGCCGCCTTGTCCTAGCCCAGCCCACCGTACACAGGTTTCGCGCCCCATCTAGCATTACCTTTATCCTTTCCCTTAGGGGCATAGCCCTTCCATAATTACAGGCGCTATAGAGCCAAAACAGGCCACGCAATCACAACAAACCCAAGGCCAGCAACACCTTGAGCCAGTGACTAACAGCCAACAAAGCAAAGAGTTATTAAGAAAAATGGCCCTCACACAGACGAATGGCCTCACATGCGCGTGATAATATAGAATGATTGCAGGCACTTATGGGGTTTACTTAATGTATTGCTTCAGTTCACAAGTGAAGGACCGTTCACTTGTGCATATATGGCTGTAAACCGTTGCAATCATTGGAAACTATAGGCGGAATTGACGCGAAACAAACAAAGACCCCCCCCATGCCGCTGTCAAAATCCTGGGCCGCCCCCACCCCTTCAGCTTACCAATTTTACGGGGTTTAGACGTTAGTCAACGGTCAGGATTGGCTTGTTTCTGCGGTTTATTTTTTTTAAATTATTTTACATTTAGGTTGACTTATGGGGAATGATTGGTTTAGGGTTATTTCAGTTGATGCCTTGGGAGGGTTTTAATGGCCAAATTGACAGTAGTTTATTCGTCTGGTGATTGGTGGGTGGCTTCAGAGGGTAAGCCTTGCGCCGGTCCATTAAAAACGAATGCTTTGGCTTGGCGTTGTGTTGATCGTAAAATGAACGAGCCTCATAATGCCAAGGAAGCGTTACCTCCGCACAAGCAGGCCCCGCCTGGTGGGTTTCTTTCGTCGGCTGGGAAATGGATTACCATAATTTTTTTAATCGGTGGGATTTGGGTGATGCTTCGTGGTGAGCCGGTGGTTCTCACGACCACGCCGGTAATTGGCGCGGCGGGGATAGGTCGGTGATGTCACACGACCAAGGCCATCGAACAGGCCGTTAAAATCAGGGAGCAATTTAAATGAATTCAATCACAGCATGGACGCCGGACGGTAAGCGGGCGATTAAAATTCCCGCACCGGTCGGCAGGGGAACCCTCAAGGATGATGGCCGTGGTCAAGTGCGCGGCTATTCCAATGAAGAAGACAAATATATCCGGGAGAATTACGAATATGGGCAATCCCAAGCCATAGCCGATTTCTTGGGCCGGTCCAGAAGTTCCATTCATGGCCGCGCTCACCGCTTGGGCCTCAGTAAATCGCAGGGCTTCGGTGGGTAAGCGAAGTACAGGGGTCTTCCCCCGGAGAGCCCAAGACGCCTACGACACGCCCCCTGAAGCCGTCTTGCCCCTGTTGCCGCACCTGTTGGACAATACCAGCTTCTATGAGCCGTGCGCCGGTAATGGCCATCTGGTCAGCGCCCTACAAGACCACGGGCATATTTGCAAATATGCGACTGATATTCAGGGCCAAATTTTATGGTCGATAGTGCCGCCTACCTGAAGCGAAAATACAAAGACGTAAAAAAGCCGCCGCACGACGACCCCACCCGATACGAAAAGAAAATGCGGAAATGTCTCAATTGCAGCAATCAGTTTATGTCTGAATGGACCGGGCACCGAACCTGTCCGGTGTGCAAAGCCTCCCCGAACAGGCTGGTATAATTTTTTATAACGCGGATGGAACAAGGAAAAAAGGATGTTAAACATGAATGCTAATCAATTTACTAAAAAACTTACCGAAACCAAGCCAGGAAAATCATTCGTATATTTTACTGGTAATCTAGCCCTTGTCGCTAATGGGAATAGAGAGGTTAAGGCCCTTAGGGATATAGCCTTCAGGATGGCAACAACAACCCCACCTTTGGGGTTTTTATGCCAACGGTCGGTGGCGAACGGAAGTGAGTATATATTTCAAAAAGCCAAAGGGTAAATTCAATGTTAGCACCGGTTAGAAAATGTTGTGGTGAACGCCATTGGGAATCCGAATGGGAATGCCCCAGCAAAGACCCGTCAGAGCATGGCCGCCGGGATTTTACCGTCAAGACAAAGCCCAAGCCGCCACCTGTCGCCGCCAAGCCTGAAAAAAAGGAACGCAAAAAACCCGGCCCCAGGCCATCCCGAGGGTCGCCGCATGTGTTTGACCCCGAATTGGACCTCCCGGGCTCCAAGGCAAACCCAAAATCAATTCTGCAAATGCGGTCCAGACGTAAAAACCCCGAGAAACACCGGGAGTATATGCGCCTTTTCATGCGCGACTATCGGAAGAAAAAAACGGCGGAACGCAAGGCCAAACGGGATGCTGAAGACAATTCAGTTGACTAACAGATTTAACCTAATATAGGATGCCAACATGCCTAAAAAACTGGAAAAACACGACATCGATAACCCTTGGCTGGTGGTCCACCAACCCGGCGGCAACGGCCAAGAAGTAATCACCATCTTCGGCGGCATGGAAGGCGCTGATCACAGACATTTTGGTATCATCCTGGCCGACGTTATCCAGCAATGTGCCATACACTTCGATGTCGATACCCAACAGGTCTTGAACGAGATTTCCGACGAACTGGAAAACCCGACAACCGAACTGGTCCAGCATGTAATCCAATGACACACCGCCAGAAAGAATTCTACGATTTCATCCGCCTGTTTTGGCAAAAGTATGGGCACTCCCCGTCCTATAGGGAAATCTCCGCACACTTTCATGTCAACAAAGGGTTTTCCCACAAAACCATCAAGCGGCTTGAAGAACAGGGCTGGTTGCGCGTGGTACGAAACCACAAGCGCGGGATTGTCCCGTTTATTCAGGAAGCAAGAGGTGAAACATGACTGACCTAATAGAACGCTTACAAGCCGCACATGTTGGTAGTCGGGAGTTGGATGCTGAAATTGCGCTTGAACTTGGTTGGACGTTTGAAAAGCGCGGGACAGATAGGAAGGCATGGTGGCGTAAGCCCGGTGAAGAAAAAGCCTACATGAGGGCATCAAATACTTTTGATAGTGCGCGGCCATCTATGTCTTGGACAACTTCGATAGACGCCGCACTGACGATGCTGTTGCCGGGGTGGGAATGGTCATTAGCAAGTGAAACCAATGGGCCTTATGAAGCGTATGTTTATAATAAGGCCACCGGGGTTTTCTATTTAATAGAAGCAGCAACACCAGCCCTCGCCCTATGTATCACAATATTAAAATCTCATAAGGAGGTGGATGATGCGTAGCTTCTTCTGCTTTTTAGACCGCCCGATTTCATGGCTGTTCACCTATTGGATATACGGGCCTCGTTGTACTGAATTTATGCCGGAATGCTGCGTTTGCGAGGAATGGGCGAGACACGACGAAATGTTTGGAGGTGGATGATGCCTAAGAAGATTGTCCTTGTCGGATTTGACCCAAGTTACGACGGCGACGGCGAAATATGGGGCGTCAATTTTGCCTTCCAGACATCAAGGGTCGATAAAATATTTGCGATGGACCCCTTGGAAATCCTTGAGGTTGACGAAGCGAGGGACAACCGAAATCATTTTATAAAACAGGTCAATAAGGGTGATTTTGAAATTTATATGCAGAAGCATTTTGAGGAAATCCCTAGATCACAGAAGTTTAACCTCAAACGGTTGCGGCGCGAAGTCAGGGTTGACGATTATTACACTTGCACCGCCGCCTATATGTTCGCGGAAGCCATACGGCAAAAGCCCGACGTCATCCTAATTCACGGCATCCAAACGCCCCGTGACGGCTGTTGGGAATACGTCAGCCAGAAGCCGTGCCTTGATTTTTGGCGGGGGTTTGCCGAAGGCCGGGGGATTCATGTTGAAATCTCCCCGGGCTCCATACTTGGAAAACCCTTCCCTTGGCAAAGCGGAAAATATGGCTACAAAAATTTGAAGGGCGAGGAAGAGGCCGCCATTGTTATGAGCGCCGCCGTCCACACAATCAAAAGCGGAAATCATTTCCGAGTTGCAAGGGAACTTAAAAAACACGGCCATGTATCCACAAGGGATTTTATAAATGACTGATTACGTCGCATATTACCGGGTGAGTACCAAGATGCAGGGCCGGTCCGGTCTTGGACTAGAGGCCCAAATGGCTACTGTAAAGCTGTTTGCCGGCGGCCAGAGCCTATTGGGTGAGTTTCAAGAGGTTGAATCCGGGCGGCGTAAAACCAGACCAGAACTAGCAAATGCGCTAGAACTGGCTAATAGCAGAAATGCTACTCTTATAGTCGCCAAGCTAGATCGGTTATCCAGAAACGCCAAGTTCCTGTTGGAAATAGTGGAGTCCGGCGTTTCCATCATATTTTGCGACTTTCCGCAAATGCCCCAAGGGCCAATGCAAAAATTCTTCTTGACCATGATGGCGGCGGTCGCTGAATTGGAATCGGGGATGATTTCAGACCGCACCAAGGCCGCCCTGGCCGCCGCCAAGCGCCGTGGCGTCAGGCTGGGCACCGCTGGACCCCAAAGGGCCGCAATCAACCGCCTGGGTGCCTTGGAACGCGCCCTAGAACTGAAGCCGACCCTTACCCGGTTCCGGAAAAAGGGTATCCACACTTGCCGGGATATAGCCGATGCCCTAAACGCCGAAGACAAAAAAACCGAGAAAGGTGGCCGTTGGCATTCGACCAGCGTTCACCGATTGTTGAAACGAATACGAGTGGTTGCCCTGCCGCCCACGCCCTTCTATCCAAAGAAGGGCGTGGGCGGACGCGGATTAGACGGTTCGTGCCGCGCATGATAATCAACCCCGTCAGCCGGTGGGGCCTCTCACTACCTTTCAGGGCCCGCGACCGGCAACCTACTTGACTAAAATATATGTTTGTTCTAAAACACTTACAGGGTATTTGAGGGAGGGATTTTCATGGCAATGGTATGTTATACGAAGCCCCGCGAAGAGGTCCGGGCGGAAAAACACCTTAAACAACAAGGGTTTACAACTTTTTTACCGATGTGTCGCCCAGAGCGAGGGCCAGATTTAACACCCCTTTTCCCACGATATTTATTTCTATGGATGGCAGAAGACCGCCCTTGGCGGCCTGTTACCAGCACCCCCGGCGTATCCTACCTTGTGACTAATGGCGATAAATCACCCGCAAATCTTGAAGAATCCATCATAGACGCGATTCGTGCCAAGGTGGACGAAGACGGCGGTGCCGTCATAATTCACAGCGAAACCGTTCAAGAGCGCCACTTTAAGCCCAACCAACTTGTCCGCATTGTAGGCGGGGCCTATATCGGCCTCGACGGCCTTTATTGCCAAAGACAGGGTGACAGGATAATTACATTGCTTAACATGTTTGGCCGGAAAGTGAGGGCCAGCGTACCGGAACGGCATGTCGCTTGACAGTTAATCATCAATAAGATTACTCTTTTGGCAACGGCGGGGCTAGGGGTTGACTTACAGCCCCGGTACTGCGGTAGCAATTCCCCTTAAAATCAGGTGAGAAATGGCTAATTTTAAAAGCAATTCACCTATTACCGAAGAAGAACAAGCGGTCTTCCTTGACGTTTATCGGAAAACCCGAAAACAGGACGTTGCTGCGAAAGCCGCTGGCCGGACCTATGAGGGCTTTTATGGCCTTCGTCAGAAAGACAAGGCGTTTCAGGTCCAATTTGAAACCGCCCGCGCCGAAATCTTTGAAAAGCTGGAAGAAGAGGCCGTCCGCCGCGCTTATGAGGGCGTTGAACGAGCCAAATACTACCAAGGCGAAGTCATCGGCACGGAAATGGAATATTCGGACCGGATGCTTCAATTCATGTTGGAACGTGGCTGGCCGGAACGCTTTGCGCCGACTTCCCGAACCGAAGTCACCGGCAAAGACGGCACCCCCCTTATTCCACAAAACGAAATGTCCGATAATGAACTGGCAAGGAGAGTGGCCTTCATTCTTCAGCAACCCGGACGCCTCGCCAAAGAACCCATCACAATTGAAGGAGTCGTTGATTAAGTGACCCGTACAATATGCGTGGCTTGGTCAGGCCGCGCCGATAAAGGGCCGATTTCTCCGGTCATCGCAGAATTGGAGAAAACCCCCGACATTCAGATATTGCGCCTTAGCCTTCCGGGTAATCCGGACGCGCTGCGAGGCTATTCCGATTCCGCCAAGTCGTCGGCGTTGTTTTTCGCCAAAAATCAGATTGATATTCTGCTTGTCCTTGGTGACAGGTACGAGACTTTGGCATGTTGCGGTGCGGCCACGGTGGCCAAAATACCGATTGCTCATATTCATGGAGGCGAAATCACCGAAGGCGCTTTTGATGACGCCATCCGGAATGCAATTTCCAAACTATCCCACCTTCATTTCGTCGCTACTCAAGAGGCGCAAGAACGACTAATCCGTATGGGCGAAGAACCTATGCGGATTTTTCTCGTTGGGGCCCCGGGATTGGACAATCTGGTGCCGATCTTGGCCGAAGGCCCGCGTGACCCGTGCAAATATTTTGTGGTGACATATCATCCGGAAACCCTTGGTAATGATCACGGCATTAAAGCCTTGGTTGAAGCCTTGGCAGAGTTTCCGGATTATCATATTTATTGGACCGGCGTGAACAATGACCCCGGCCACGAAAAGATAACCGCGACACTGGATTACTGTCATCAAGTAAACTGGACGCCCGAAGGCTACCTTCGCCATTGCCGCCATGCCGCCGCCGTGATTGGCAATTCCTCTTCATTCATCATTGAGTGCCCGACGCTAGGCGTCCCGACCGTCAACATAGGCGACCGCCAGAAGGGCAGGGCACAAGCCAAGGGCATATTTAACACCAAGGCAGAATCAAATTCCATAAAAGGTGCCATTAATGCCGCGCTAACGCACTCAACCCCACTTTTCGGCCACGGCACCCACTGGAACCCCTATGGCAAGCCCGGCGCTTCCAAGAAGATAGCTGAATTGCTGGCCACCACCCCGATTGAAGGCGTTTTAAGGAAGCAGGCCGCATGATCTATGTAATTGGCCAAGGCGGCCACGCCAGAGTCCTTAAATCGCTTCTCGCGGCTGGTGTTGATTTCATGTCCATCGAACCCGAAGAGGACGCCCCACTCGACGCCGAATTGTTGAACGGCATTGGCGACATCGGGGCGCGGTTTGCAATATTTAAGCATTACGGGGCGGAACGCTTTTTGTCCGTCACCCATTCAAGCGCCATTGTTGCACCGGATGTTGTTGTCGGGCACGGGGCGCAAATCATGGCCGGGGCCATCATCCAAGCCGGTGCCAGGATAGGAAACAACGTCATCATCAATACAGGGGCCCAAGTTGACCATGACTCTGTTGTCCAAGATCATTGCCATATTGCGCCGGGGGCCGTCGTGCTTGGTGGATGCACCATCGGGGCCGCGTCTTTTATCGGGGCAAACGCGGTCGTTGTCGAAGGAAAAACTTGCAAGCCAAGATCATTCGTAAAAGCGGGGAAGGTCTTCGTATGAACCCGTTCAAGCCTCTTTATGAAAAATGCAACACAGGCACCAACGCCGAAAAATTCCGTAACCTTCCAGATTTCCCGACCATCATCGACGTTGAGCCCGCTGGCGTTTGTAATTTTAAGTGCAAAATGTGCCCAACCGGCGTTGGCACCCTTGGCCGGGCACAAGATTTTATGTCCATGACTACTTTTTCGGTTATTGTCGGTGATTGCGTAGGACGCGGCACCGGAATCCGATTTATTGGGTTTGGTGAACCGCTTTTACATCCCGAGATCGTCAATTTCGTTCAAATGGCGAATGACGCTGGGCTCCCAACCCACATCAACACCAACGGGAGTAAATTAACCGAAAAAATGGCAGGCGATCTACTTTCTGCCGGGTTGGACTCAATAAAATTCTCGTTTCAGGGGGTAGACAGTAAATCCTTCTCAGAAATGCGTAAGATTGATTATTTCGAACCCCTACTTGATAAAATCGCCATAATGTCTGGCGTCAGAAGCGTAAATTCACGGCCATATATATCGGTGTCCACAACCACGACAAATGAGACTCAAGAACAAATTGAGGCGTTCAAAGATAGGTTATACCCGATGGTCGATCAAATCACTGTCGGCAAAACCATCTTCGATTTTATGGGTGACGGCGCAAAGGACGAAGGTTTCCGGCACCCAAAACCCTGCCCGGAAGTAAACGACAAATTATCAATCCATTGGGATGGCTCCGTGGTAACGTGCTGTAATGATTTTTCAGGCAAAAACACCATTGGAAATGTCCAAACAGTTCCCATCGAATTGCTTTGGACAGAGTCTATAATCGAAAAATACAGGGAACACCTAAGTAAAGACGATTACAGCCTTCCCTTGTGTAATGTTTGCTGGGATTATATGGGACTTACGGAAGGCGCTGAATCGTGACATTCAAAGTAACAGAAAGCCCACAAGAGAGGTTTTTAAAGAAAGTTAAGCCGGATGTTGGTTCGGATTGCCTTCTTTGGCAAGCAGCAACTGTGCGTGGGGGCTATGGTCATTTTTGGGACGGGGAGCGTCTTGTTTATGCCCATCGGTTTGCTTACGAATTAGAGAATGGGCCAATCCAAGAAGGGCTGGTCGTTGATCATATATGCTCGGTTCCGGCTTGTGTAAATCCAGAGCATCTTGACGCGGTGACACAACAAGAGAACGCGCAACGGACTTGTGATCGTGGGCGGTGGCATAACAGACATGCGACAAAAACACATTGCCCGCAGGGCCACCCATATTCAGGCCAAAATTTATATTTTGAAAGCGGGCACCGACGTTGCCGAAAATGTTCTCGTAAAAAAGCCGCCGACCAACGGGCAAAAACCTAAATGGCTGAAAAGACTATCGTTCCCGGCATACGGGCCCTTGGCCTTGGCGCAAACGGCTTCGGTAATTGCCAATGCGGTGGTGTTGAATTCTTCCTGATGGTCAAGGTTGATCATAAAAAGGCCCTGAATGTTCTGGTGGCAACCCAATGTACGAAATGTGGCAAGGAATCCCCGGTCCCTATGGACAAGCAAGGGGAAATCACATCCCGTATCCAGCAATGACGGTTGGTGAGTTGATGGCCGATCTTGGTATTGTGGTGGTGTTTATTTTTTGTCTTTGCGCTATTTGGTTGATAATCGGAGCAATAAACGATGGTGAGCAATGACCCCTCTTTGGGATAACGAAGTCGAAGAACGCATCCGGGCCGAAGCCAAGTCATTGGATGAACAAACCGGCCCGGAAGAAATCAAATTTTGTAAGCGGTGTGTTATAAGCAACCAGCGCCCGCGCATTGTCTTTGATGATGAAGGCGTTTGCTCCGCTTGCCGATACGCAGAAAAAAAGAAAAGCGAAATCAATTGGCCAGCACGGCACGGTGAACTTTGCGGGGTTCTTGATAAGCACCGGAAAACGTCCGGCTATGATGTCATTGTTCCGTGTTCCGGCGGTAAAGACTCCACCTTCGTCGCCGCCACCCTGAAAGAGCAACACGGAATGAACCCGTTGTGCGTCAAGTGGGCCCCGTTTATTTATACCGATATTGGCTTCAAGAATTTTGACAGTTTCATACAGTCCGGATATGACGCTCTAGTGGCATGGCCCAACGGTATCATTCACCGCAAGTTGGCCCGGCTGTCCTTCGAGTATTACGGCGACCCATTCATTCCCTTCATATTCGGCCAGCTTTGCTATCCCATGCAGATGGCCTATAGGTTCAATATTCCCATTGTGTTCTTTGGTGAGAACGGAGAAGCCGAATACGGCGGCGACCCGGCGGCCAACGACAAGCCATCGTGGGACACGAAAGATTGGGACCGGATTTATCAGAAGGGGTCCGGCGTTCAAAAGCTGATCGACATCGGCCTTGAAATCGGGGCCTTTGAAAAACATGAAATCCGGGAGATAAGCCAGTTTTACTCTTTGCCCCCGATGGAATTTGACCGGAATCCTGAATTTCATTGGCTCGGGTATTACAAGTTTTGGCACCCTCAATCGAATTACTACCGGGCGGCCCAAAACCACGGCTTTGAATCAAACCCCGAAGGCCGGTCCGAAGGGACATATTCCAAATATGCTTCCTTGGATGACGCCACCGATGGCCTGCATTATTTTATGGCCTACATCAAATTCGGCATGGGCCGGTGTACGTCCGACGCGGCCCAAGAAGTCCGGTCCGGCGAAATCACCCGGGAAGAGGCCGTCGCACTGGTTAAGCGTTACGATGGCGAAGTTCCGGGCCGCCACATGGATTTAACCCAAAAATATCTTGGGCTGGACAATAACCATTTTTGGCAAGTCGTAAACCGCTACCGCAACTCGAAAATCTGGACGCGGGATAACGCCTCATACGAATTACGCAAAACGGTGTTCGATGCTTAAAAAACGCCTCATAGCCCGTCTGGACATCAAATCCAACAATTTGATAAAGCAAATCAGGATGGAGGGCTTGCGTGTCATTGGCGACCCCAACGAGTACGCGAGGAAATACAATGTCCAAGGAATCGATGAAATCTTATTTCTTGATACCGTGGCTAGTTTATACGGACGGAACGCTTTGCATCAATTGGTATCAGATACCAGCCAAGATGTGTTCTGCCCTATTACAGTCGGGGGCGGTATTCGAACCGTCGATGATGCAGCCCGGCTTTTCCGGTCAGGTGCAGACAAGATCGCAATCAACACCGCCGCCACCGCCAACCCACGAATCATTACAGAACTCGCGGAAAAATTTGGCTGCCAAGCCATCGTCGCGCAAATCGACGTAAAGCGGTATATTTGGCCAGTGGATGACGGCGGCCCGGGGTCGGCTTATACGAATATGGTTTGGTGTGACGGCGGAAGAGAAAACACCGGCAAGTGCGCCGAAGATTGGGCCCGTCAAGTCGTGGAATTAGGTGCCGGTGAAATCCTTCTGACATCCATTGACCGCGAAGGCACCCAAACGGGCTTTAGCACCGATTTAATCCACAGCATTGCCCAAAACTGTAAGGTGCCGGTCATCGCTTCCGGTGGCATGGGAAGCATTATCGATGCCGCCGCCGCCTTCGAGGCTGGCGCGGACGCCATCGCAATGGCTCATTGCCTGCATTACGACACCATTCCCCTGAAGAAAACCCGGGACCATTTGTTGAAGGTCGGAATTCCAATAAGGGAGGCGGCATGATCAACGGTAAAACCATTCTGGCCATCATCCCGGCCCGGGCAGGCTCCAAACGGCTTCCTGGAAAGAACATGCGGGATTTAAACGGCAAGCCGATGGTTATGTATGCCGTTGAAGAGGCCAAAAAGAGTAAATTCATCGATAAGATTGTTGTTTCAACCGATGACCCCGCCGTGGTCAATGTGGTCAAGAGCCACAATGTTGAAATAAACGATAGGCCACTGCACCTTGCGGCGGACGAGTCCTCAATATACGACGCCATTTTCAATGTTCTGGAATTTTACGAACCGCACGATTACACGGTTTTACTTCAGGCTACTTCTCCGATGCGGACCGTTGAAGATATTGATGGCTGCATTCTTACTTGTTTTCACTCAAAAGCCCCGTCATGTATCACTGTTGATGACCGTGGGCCGGACGCAAACGGGGCGGTATATATTGCATGGACAACATGGCTAAGGGAAACGGGACTCTTCGACACGGGGAGAGTGGCGACCTACCGTATGGAGGAAGAGAAATCAGTGGACATCGATCACCTGAAAGATTTTCAGGAAGCAGAGCGTTTGATGTCGTTGCGGCAATCCGGGGCGTTGTAAAAGGCCGGGCCCTACTTCATGCCCCGCTGATAGGCCGTTCTGAAGCAAACGCGGTTAAAGAGGCCGTCAGCATAGGCGCTGTCACCCACGGGCCCCACGTTGAACGCTTTGAGAAGGCCGTTGCCAAAGAAACCGGGGCCAAACATGCCGTCGCCGTTTCCAGCGGCACCGCCGCCCTGCATCTAGCCCTATTATCCGCCCATATTAAGCCCGGTGATCATGTTGTGGTCCCGGCTTTTACGTTTGTGGCCGTCGCCAACGCGGTCAGTTATTGCGGTGCGATACCAAATTTTGTCGATTGCGACAAATACGGCGGCCTAAGCCCGGTGTGGCTGGATGATTGGCTAAGAAACCACACGGTCAAGGCCGTGGTTGCGGTTCATAACTTCGGCCACCTTTGCGACATCGATCAAATCAAAAAGGTGTGTGACGATCACGGCGTAACCCTTATTGAAGACTCCGCCCAGGCTTTAGGGGCATTGAAAAAAGTCACCGGCCACGCGGCGGCCATCAGCTTCAACGGCAACAAGGTGATCACCACGGGCGGCGGCGGCATGGTCCTGACAAACGATGAAATCACCGCCTCTAAAGTCCGGACAATGGCTTCCGTTTCCAAAGTTGATGTCCCGCACCAATTCTGGCATGTCGATGTTGGCTTTAATTACCGGATGCCGAACATGAACGCGGCCCTTGGAGTGGCGCAAATGGAACGCTTGCCGGAAATTCTGGCAGCAAAATTGAAACTGGCCAACCGGTACGGCGAAGCGATTGAAAATGTTCCGTTTGCTAGAATTCCACGCTACCCACGGGCAACAAACCATTGGTTAAACGCGGTTCATATTAGCGATGAACCCCTTCGCCAAGAGGTTATCCTGTTGCTGGATTCCATAGGGCTTGAATCCCGGTTGGCATGGACCCCGTTAAACCTTTTGCCGATGTATCAATCCAACCCAAGGGATGAATTGAAAATCACGATGGGACTTGCAAAATCCATTATCAACATCCCATCCGGACCGGGTATCAAATGTTAAATCCCCTCGTATCGGTCTATATTCCAACCCACAACCGTGTGGACCTTTTAATGGAACGGGCCTTACCCAGCGTCACCAATCAGACATACCGGGATTTGGAAATCATTGTGGTTGCCCACGGGTGTACCGACCAAACCGAGAACGAAGTAGCCACATACCATTTTTCGCACGATTGGCGGGTTAGATGTAAGTCTATCCCCCGAGTGTTGACATATCCGCCGACCCTTGAAACCCATTGGTTCGCCGGCAGAGTAGCCGCTTCAAATTCTGGTCTTGAGGAATGTACCGGAGACTGGATTGCCACCATCGATGACGATGACGTTTGGCATCCGGACCTGATTTCCAGCCTTCTTTCCTTCGCCAACGAGCAAGCCTTCGATTTTGTGTCAGCGGCGGCGTCTTCACCGGACGGAGTCCTTGAGCCCTATGATGTTGATGGCGTAAAGGTCGGCTCTCTTCAGACTTGGCTTTATCGGTCAAAGCTGAAGTCATTCAAGTTCAACCCTGACTGTTGGCAGAATGACCATAATCGGGTTTGTGATACCGATCTTCAGCAACAATTCCGTGACGCGGGCGTGAAGATGGGATTTCTTGACAGAGTCCTTTGCGACATCCTTCCCCGGCCCGGCGATTCAGAAATTGGGTCAAGGGCGGCCAAGGCCGACGAACAAAAATATTTAGATCACCTAGCTTTTTAGGAGCAATACCATGCGAGTGCATCAACCTTTCGTCCCGATACTTTCAACGGCCCCGAGTTTTACAAAAACGGTTGATAGCACATCGTTTGCGTCGGCGCTGCAATCGACCGGGCTCCGTGAATGGCAGGGGCCAAGCAATCGGACCGTCCGCATCAACACACAAACCGGGACGCCTCATTTCCATATTGGTCTTGGTGATTCAGGTATTGCCGCCGCGTCTTCCGACTCCATGCTGATTGAAGGCGGACAAACTGTTTTTCTTCATCTTGCCAAGCCATCGTATACGCACTTGGCGATGGTTTCGTCCACGACCGTTGAAGCCAATGTCACCATTGGTTACGGCGGATAACACCCGGTAAGAGGCACCGGAATACAAGCCCCACTCCAACGCAACAGCAATCCAAGCAAACAAGGAGATATTTCAATGGCTTATAACAGGCTTACTTCCATCCACGGGCGGCGTCTTGCGCTGTCTTCGACCGGCGCGATTGTCGATAAAAACGGCTATGGCTCTTTGATGAAAGACTCTACCGGCGGGATTAAATCATCCTCGACGGCACTTTCCTTCAACGGCGTTTTTTCCGTTGCTGGTAATACCTTGGACGCCAATGCCTCCGTCGCGGCTTCTGTCGGATCCACCTTCACTAATTATGGTCGCCAATTGCTTGCCACGGCTTCGGCCACGGCTATGACGGCGCATGAAATTTCGGCCCCGGTCGCCGGTATTGAAAAAGAAATCAATATCCGCACCTCCGGTTCGGAATTCACCCTTGGCGGCACCGCAACCTCGATCATCTTCCAGCCCGCCGCCGTTGGTGCTGGTTCTTCGATGTTCGTCAGTGGTGCGACCGTTGCCGGGCGGACCATCCGGCTTCGTGGTATCAGCACTACGGAATGGGCGGTCATCGGCTCAACTGTTGGGATTACAATTGGCTAATGTCTAAGAAGAAAACGCCGAGTCTTGCGGACAACCGGCCCGCGCCTGAAGAGAAAGCCCCCGAATATAAAACCGTCGTAATGGATGGGTATAAACGGGAAATCAGGAATAAGCCGCCCCGCAAGATAGGCATTCTTGGAACGTGTCCCTCACGGGGCGCGGCTCCATTAAACGACTTGTCTTGGGAATTCTGGACCATTGGGCCCGGCGGGAAAAATTCAAACCGCTGGGAACGCCTCTTTGAGATTCATGGGAATGGCCGCTGGCCGGACGGATTCCGTGAATATCTGGAAGAATTGAAGGCCGTTGAGCCGCCCCAAATTATCTACACCGAAGACTCGATGCCGGATTGGCCGGCCAATGTGGTCTATCCCAAACAGCAAATGTTTGAGAAGTATGGCCGGACATGGTTCACATCGTCAATTGTCTATGCGGTTGCTATGGCCCTAGAAGAAGGCGTAACCGACCTTGGCCTTTGGGGCATTGATCTGGAATCCGGTGAAGAATACAAGCACCAATACACCGGTGCCCGGCACTTCATTGACCTTGCAAGACTCGCTGGCGTCAACGTCTATATGCCGGACGGGTGTGGCTTGCTTCGGGAACCTGTCCCATACCCCCAAGGTTGGGAAACCCATCTTGCCATGACTCTGGAATCCAAGATGGAATATCTTGGCGCACTGGTGGCAGATAAAACTGCAATGCACGGTCAGCTATCCGCCGAAATCAACCAACTTAACGGCGAAATATCGATGGCTCGGTTCTTGCGGGAAGTCTACGTCATCAGCGGCGTTGACCCAAATGTAGAAGGCCCAAGGCCGCAGTCCACCTTGGATACCAAAGTGGACATGCTCATTCAGTTATTCAGGGACCAGGGGAAATTATAAGTGGTTTCGCTTCTTGATGAATTATTGGAAGAGATAAAGAGCCTTGACCCTGACAAGAAAAAGGAACTTGAAAAAGAGGCCCTAGAAGGAACACAAGGTTTGATTTGGGTGCCTAATCCGGGGCCCCAAACCGAAGCCTTCTTTTGTGACGCCGACGAAATGTATTTTGGTGGAGAGGCGGGCGGCGGCAAGTCCGATTTAATTTGCGGCCTAGCCCTTACCAACCACAAACAATCCTTGATCTTGCGCCGTATCCGGGAAGATGCTGGCGCGTTGGCCGATAGAACGGCTGATATTGTTGGCCATTCCAACGGCCTAAACAGAACCCTATTGAAGTGGCGGATGAAAGATCGCCTATTGGATTTTGGCGGGTGCCTCAACGAGTCCGACAAGGAATCGTATAAAGGAAAACCGCATGATCTTATCGGCTTTGATGAAGCCGCTGATTTCACCGAAACCCAAGTTGAATTTATCGGTATCTGGAATCGTTCCGTCAATCCCGACCAGCGTTGCCGCATTGTTTATGCTTCGAACCCGCCCTTAACCGCTGACGGGCTTTGGCTGGTCAAGAAATTCGCCGCATGGCTGGACCCCAAACACCATAACCCGGCTATTGCCGGCGAAGTCAGGTGGTACTTCCGGGGCGATGATGACAAGGAACGCGAAGTCGATGGCCCCGGGCCTTATCCAAAGGTCATCAAGGGTGTGGAAAGGCTGGTCCGAGCAACGTCAAGAACCTTCATTCGCTCACAATTGACCGATAACCCCGATTTAGACAAAAGCAATTACGGCGATAAACTTTCGCACCTTACCTCGGATTTGAGAGAGACATACGCCGAAGGGAACTTCACCGTTGGTCTTCGGGACCACCCCCGGCAAGTCATTCCGACCGCGTGGATACAGGCCGCCCAAGAGCGATGGACAGAAACCCCGCCGATTAATTACCCGATGACCGCGATGGGTGTAGACGCCTCTGGCGGTGGCAAAGACCCGATGGTTATTGCCCCCCGGTACGACACTTGGTTTGCGCCGATGATTGAAATCCCCGGCAAGGAACTCCCGATTGAAGCAATGGGCAAGGTTTCGACCGGCCATATTGTTGCCAACCGCCGGGATGGCGCTTTGATCGTGTTGGACATGGGCGGCGGCTACGGCGGCCCTATCCTGGAAAGTTTGACCGACAACAAAATTGAAGTGCTGATGTATAAAGGGGCCGAAGGAACGCTTCTCCGGACCACCGACCGCGCCCTTGGATTTACAAATATCCGTTCCGCCGCCTATTGGAAATTCCGGGAAGCCTTGGACCCTGATCAAGAGGGCGGTTGCCCGATTGCACTACCGCCCAGCCAAACACTACTTTCTGACCTGACGGCACCGACCTTTGATGTCCCGGCGGGCGGAATCAGGCTGGAAAACAAAGAGGATTTGGTTAAACGATTGGGCCGTTCTCCCAACGAAGGTGATGCAGTCGTCATGTCTTGGTGGGGCGGCAATGAATTGCTTGGCCGTATCACCCGGGGCCGTAATTCGAAAGCAAGGGTTGTCACCAAACGCAGTCAAAGACGCAGAAGGAGATAGGCTGGGTATGAGATTTGGACCGTTAGCGTTAAATGATCTGGATTCTGTTATGAATCTAGGGAAGGTGATGTATAAGGAAAGCGGATACAAAGGGGAATTCGCAGAGGAACGGATTAAATTTGTTGCCACAATTTTTATTGCCAGCCCAAAAGTTTTCAGTTACGGCGCTTGGCAAAAAAATAATCTGGTTGGTTTTATGGCGGGTGAAATCCTTGAACATTCCGCGTCCGAAAGATTTATTGGCAGGGAGCATTTCCTTTATGTAAACCCGGACAATAGAGGCGTCCTTGCCGGAAGGGGCCTTTTGCGGGAATTCGAAAAATGGATTGTTGAAAATGGCGGTGACTCCGCATTTATTGATGTTTCGTCAGACATCGACCAAGACAAAGTTGTAAAACTTTTAACAATCCTTGGCTATAAAGAAGCAGGGATTTTAATGGAAAAGGATTTATCGTGATGCCCGCATCTGTAGTGTCTGCCGTTGTCAGTACCTTGGCTTCGCAAGCCGTTTCCTCTATTTTTGGTGGTTCCAAACAAAAAGGACAAAGCCAGACCGCGCCAGCCGCCGCTGCTCCCACGCCTGCACCAGTTAGGGACGAAGCCGCGTCAGCGGAAGGCCGCAGAAGGACTATGGCAAGGCGGTCCGAAAAATCGGGGAGGTCATCGACGGTCCTTTCTGAAGTTGGCAACGGGAATACCTTCGGGTAATCATGGCCTTAGACCAGCGCCACAAACAGCTTTTAGAAGAGAACGCGGAACTCTTCGGGAAGTCCCAAAACCTGATGTCGCTTTTTCAGGAATTGGCTGAAAACTTCTATCCGGAACGTGCTGACTTCACGGTTTCGCGGTCTTTGGGAGACGAATTTGCATCCAACTTGGATACATCGTATCCCATCATTGCCCGGCGCGATCTTGGCAACGCCTTCGGTGCGATGTTGCGGCCCAAGGCAAAGCCGTGGTTTCATAACCGCGCCAAGCGGACTCAACTGGAAGATGAAGCGGCCCGCAAGTGGCTGGCCATGACCGACCGGGTTCTAACGCGGGCCATTTATGACCGGGAATCAAACTTCGTCCGCGCCACCAAGGAAGCCGATCACGATTTTGCCACCTTCGGCCAAGCGGTTCTGACCGCCGAACTGGCAAGAACGCCCTCAAACGGCCCCGTCCTTCTGCACCGGAACTGGCATTTGCGGGATATTCGCTGGTCCGAAAACTCCTATGGCAAAATTAGCGCCGTTCACCGCCGCTGGACGCCGGGTGCCCGGGAATTGAAACAGAAATTCCCCAGCAAGGTATCTAGGCAAGTCACCGAATTGGCCGCAAAGACCCCATACAAGACCGTCAATGTCTGTCATATCGTCGTGATGTCCGCCGAATATGAAAAGAAATTCCGCCAGCCCTACGTTTCCATTTACATCGACACCGACAACGAAACTCTTTTGGAAGAACGGGGCTCTTGGAATCAGATTTATGTCATCCCCCGCTGGGAAACCGTATCCGGCTCACAATATGCTTATTCTCCCGCCGCAATAGCCGCCCTTCCGGATGGCCGATTGTTGCAGGCAATGACGTACACGTTGTTGACCGCCGGAGAGTTTGCGGTTGAACCGCCGATGGTCGGGGTAGAGGAAGCCTTAAAAGGGGCCATAGAGATATTCCCAGGCGGTTTCACGCCCATTGACGCCCAATATGATGAAAGACTAGGGGAAGCCCTTAGACCCCTCTTCAAGGGCGGTGAGAAGTCCATACCGCTTGGTCTGAAAATGAACCAAGATATCCGCGACATGATTTCGATGGCCTTCTATCTGGATAAGCTGGCGTTGCCCGCCGCCGGGATGGGCGGCATGTCACCAATGGAAGTCTCCGAGCGTATTGGTGAATTCATCCGTCAAGCCCTTCCGTTGTTTGAGCCCTTGGAAGACGATTACAACGGCGCTTTGATGGAAATGGATTTTGACATCCTAATGCGCGGCGGGGCTTTTGGTCCGGCGGAAAATATCCCGGAATCCTTACAGGGCCAAGAAACCGAATTCCATTTTGAAAGCCCGCTTAGTGAATCCATCGACAGGCTGAAGGGTCAGCAATTCCTTGAGGCCAAGGGCCTTGCGGTCGAAGCGTCAGCGGTTGACCCGCTGGCGGTGCAGATCATTGATTGGGAAACCGCGCACCGTGACGCCCAGCATGGCGTAGGCACACCGCCTGAATGGATGCGGACCGAAGAGCAAATGGAAGAGATTAAGGAAACCGAGGCAAAGAAAAAGCAATTGGCCGAATTGATGCAAACCGTTTCCGCCGGGGCCCAAGTGGCGCAACAAGTAGGTGGTGCCGGACAAGCATTGGCCCCGCAGCCAGAACAGCAACAGGAAAACCCAAATGGCTAAAGTGTTTCAAAGTTTCAGCCTGGATTCTTTCATGGGCACAATGCAGGCCGGGGCCAACCGAGCCAACGAAGGAATCCCTGTTGGCGTTGGTGCCGACTCCGTGAACAAAACCAACGCCACGGGCCGTAGCATCGACAATTTTTTAAGAGGCATGTTTGATGGTATGCCCGGAATATTGCCGCTGGCAACGACAAATCGTGGTCCGGATTCAGTTAGCACCGAGCCCCTAGCCGACGTTCCCGGGGCAAGAACAACGCCGCGCCGACAAGGAACGATGGATGACCCCCGGATAGCCGAAGAACGAAGAAAAAGCGCCGGGAAGCGCAAGGAAGGAAGCCGGGCAAGGGGCACCAACACAACCTTCCTGCAAGAGTCCGGCCCACAAAGATTTGGATAAGGTTTGAATGGCAGATAATCCCGGCCACATCGTTCTTCCCGTTGACGATGTAGATTCCTACGCAATTCAGGCCCTTTTCAGGGGCGAGGCCAGCCCGGAACAACAGGTCCGGGCGATGAAGTGTCTTATCCATGAATTATGCGGCACCTACAACATGACCTTCGACCCGGACAACGGGAAGTGGCAGGATTTTAATGAGGGAAAGCGCCACATTGGGCGCACCCTTGTTAATATTTCCACCATAAATGTAGGCATTATCAAGCAGAACGCTAGGCAACTCGAAAAATCCAGAACACCCCAACCCGTACAAGTAACCCGAAAAAGGAAATCGTAAATGAGTGAACTAGACCCCGGACAACCCGCACCGGCCCCGGAACCCGCACCGCCCGCCGCACCGGCCCCGAACACGGTTATGACCCCGGCCCCGGAAGGCGCACCGGCCCCAGCTTCTTCGATGTTCCCCGACGATTGGAAATCGCAATATGTTTCCTATGCCTTGGACGGAAAAACCGAAGGGGAAGATTACGACAAATTGATGAAACGCGCCGACCGCTGGAACAACCCCGGCGAAGTGATGAAATCGTTTCTCAATATTGAAAAGCAATTCAAGCAGGGCGAAGACCCCAACCCGTTCCCTGAAGACGGCACCGACGAGCAAGTTTCCGCATGGCGGAAAGCCTCTGGCATCCCTGAAGATGGCTACAAGGTTGAAGACTTGGGGCTGAATGAAGAAACTGTCATTGGCGAAGACAATAAGGATTTGGTCGAAAACTACCTGGAAAAAGCCCACAAGGCCAATATCCCGCCCGCCGCCGTGAAACAAAATCTTGAAATGTATTTTGAAATTCAGGACCAAACGGTTGCAGAACGGGCGGCCCAAGACGATTCCGACAAGGCCGCGACCCAAGAATTACTGACCAAGGAAATGGGCAAAGACATTGCCCCCCGGGTTGGTGCCGCCATCGCCTTGTTTAAGGGCTTCTCCCGGGCCGATGGTGAGTATGTCAACGCCCCGGACGGCATGATGGACCAAATCTTAGGGGCTCGTTTGGCAGACGGCACAGCCCTTGGTAATGACGCCAACACGCTGAAATACCTGTCCGCCATCGCCCTTGAACTGGACCCGGAAATTACCAGAACCGGACCGAGTCATGGTGGTTCAATGCAAACCATCGACACCCGTATGGGGGAAATTTCTCAGTTGATGAAGGACAAGGAAAGCGATTACTACAAAGGCCAGAAGACCGCCGATGGCAACAAAACCTTGTTGGAACAAGAATACTATGAACTGATTCTGGCCAAGGAACGCATGAATAAGCGGAATTCTCAAGCATGAGGCCAATAAGCGATAATACCGTCATCCATGTTGATGTCACGAATGCCTGTCACTTGGCTTGTTCTCATTGCACCCGTGCGGTCGGACACCATCGCAAGCCCTACTTCATGGACCTCGAAACTGTCAGGAAGGCCATTCAGTCTCTTGACGGGTTCCCGGGCCGTGTCGGAATTATGGGTGGTGAACCTGCCCTACACCCAAAATTCCGTGAAATCCTAGCCCTTATTCGGGAGTTAATCCCGGACAGGCGGCGGCGGGAGTTTTGGACGGCGGGCTTCAAATGGAAAGAATACAGGGATGACATCCTTTCCACCTTTGATGACGACATGATTACCTATAACGATCACACCCAAGCGTCGGGCCGCCACCAGCCGCTTCTTGTCGCTATTGAAGAAATGGTTGAGGATGAAGACCTCCGCAAAATCTTAATTGATAATTGCCCGTTCCAAGCCCGTTGGAGTGCGGCAATCACTCCAAAGGGAGCATTTTTCTGTGAAATCGCTGCAAGCCAGGATTACTTATTTGACGGTCCGGGAGGATACCCTATTGAGCCCGGCTGGTGGAAAAAGCACCCGGCGCAATTTCAAGATCAAGTTCATCGCTACTGCGGGAAGTGTTCTGGCGCGTTACCAATGGAAACACGGTCAGACAATCGGGGTGGTCGTGACGGACCCTCAATTGATCTGGTATCTCCAAAAAATCTTGGTCGATTGCTGAAGGCGGGGTCCGTCCGGGCCCTTAAAGGCAATGTTGAAGTCCGGGACGAACCCTTCACCAAGGAAGAAATTGAGGCCCACATGAAAACATGGAAGCCCCGCAATTTCAGGAATTTCGTTGCCAACCTTCCCGAAGATTATCCAGACGGTGTAGAGCATGGCGATCAAGCGCCTAGTTAATTGGACCGGTTATCGAAGCTATGGGGCGTGAAGAGGCCGCCTACTGGCTCGGTATGGCCATTCACCGCAAGAATCCACGGCGTGTGCTTATGGCACTCCGCTTCCTACTAACCGATCCTAAACGATAATGGGATGACGGAGATGCAATGACCGATACCCGCCTAATTGAACGATGGTTGCCTATCGCAGCCATAGGAATTGAGAGCCTAAGGGAGCGTGTCCCAATGACACCATTTCCTGCTCCAAATCGCTTACACGTGTGGTGGGCACGACGTCCATTGGTGGCCTCGCGCTCCGCGATACTGGCATCACTGCTGCCAGCCGAAGCAAATCGGGAAAAATTTATGCATGCGCTCGGCATCCATGGGGACCCAGTTGCTGCAAAAAAAAGGATAGCAATAGCCAACCGGAAAGGAGAACGCCTAGGAGCTAACGCCTACGGTTATGCAAGAGCATTTGGGCACACGCCAGACAAGCAAGACCGAGAATGGTTGGAAGAGCTTTTACCCCAAAATACTATCGTTCTTGATCCAACAGCAGGCGGCGGCAGCGTCCCGTTTGAATCTTTGCGCCTGGGCATTGAGACTTTCGCTAACGACATCAACCCAGTTGCATCATTTGTTGAACGGGCAACGATTGAATGGCCATCAAGGCATTCAAAAGAGATAAAACCTGCGCTCGAAGAACTTGGGAGCAGATTTGCGGTAGAGATTCGCAAACGCCTAGAGGGAGTTTTCCCTGCAGAACCTTATGAAAATACTCGTCCAGATGGGTATCTCTGGGCGAGAACAATTACTTGCCCATATTGTGATGGCCTTGTACCCCTATCGCCGAATTGGCGTTTGGAACCAAGTGGTGCTGGCATTCTTTTGATTCCACACCTCGCAAATGGTCCTGGTTCTGAAGGTCGTAACTGTACCTTCGAAGTTGTCAATTCGCTCAGCGAACAATCAAAGGGAACAGTCTCACGCGGGGATGGCACCTGCCCTTATTCAGACTGCGGGCGTGTGATTGATGGCGACGAGATCAAAGCCCAAGCGCAAGCAGGAGAAATGGGCGAACAGCTATATGCAATCGTTTACAAAGAGCGCGTCATTAAAATTCTAAAGTCTGGGAAGCGAGGCAAAGACAAATGGGTCCGAGGCTACCGCGCCCCTCGACCCGAGGATGACAACAGTGCAGAGATAAATGCACTTCTAGAGGAAAAACTCCCAGAGTGGGAGGCTTTCAATTTTGTTCCGACTGAGCGAATCCCAGACGGTAACAAGACATCTGAGCCTCAACGTTACGGAATGCAAACATGGTGCGACCTGTTCTCCCCCCGCCAACTGCTTTGCCATGGTACCAGCGTCGAAATTTACCGAAAGATGCTAGATGAGGACAAAGCGCAGGACAACCTCCCCGACCTCAAACAAGCTGCGTACGGGTATCTCGCCATCACTATAGATACGATTTTAAATTACAATAATCGAGCTGGCCGTTGGGATAGCACTACAGGGCGAGTTCGATCAATTTTTGACCGACATGACTTCGCATTTGTTTGGTCTTATGCGGAAATGGCGTCACTGGTTTCAGGCATTGGATATGATTGGGCCAATGACAAAACCTCCAAATGCGTCGATGAACTAGTCGCCCTCGTCCGCCCAGACGGCGGGGATAACTTGTTCGCCCATGCAGATAAAGCCAGTTATATGTCACCTCCACTTACCATCACATGTAAATCCGGTGACAGCCTCGACCACATTGAAGATGGGACCATCGATGTGGTGATTATGGATCCACCCTACTACGACAATGTCATGTATGCGGAACTATCGGATTTTTTTTACGTCTGGCTCAAGCGGACAGCCGGCCACGTTGTCCCCGAACTGTTTCGTCGCCAACTGACAGACAAGGACAACGAAGCAGTCGCCAACATTTCCAAGTTCCAAGGGCAAAAAGGCTCAAAGGCTCTGGCTGGGCGCGATTACCAAGATCGTATGGCTTCGATCTTCGCCGAATGTCGTCGCACCCTTAAACCCAATGGTATCATGACCTTGATGTTCACCCACAAAGCTACCGGCGCTTGGGATGCCTTGACTAAAGGCTTAATCGAAGCAGGTTTTGTTATTACTGCGTCTTGGCCCATAAACACAGAAGCTGGGGGAAGCCTTCATATCAAAAACAAAGCTGCCGCCAACAGCACCATCTTTCTTGTATGCCGCCCGCGTACCGGAGACATGCAAGTGGAATCGGACCTCTATTGGGAAGACGTGGAGCCACTGGTTGCCAAGGCAGTGCGAGAGCGCGTCGGGGAATTTCAAAACGCTGGCATTACCGGGGTTGATCTCTATCTCGCCTCCTTTGGCCCCGCACTGGAAGAGTTCTCCCGTCATTGGCCGCTCAAGCGGGGAACACCAAGGGAGTTGCCGGAGGAGCGGAAGCGGCGGCGTCAGCAGGTTCTGTTCGAAGACGAATGGGATCCTTATGCCGCAACTCCGGAGGACGCGCTTAATGTCGCCCGGCGCGAAGTCAAACGGTGGCGTCTCGAACAATTGACCCACCTCAAAGCTGATGCTGATCTTGACCCCACGACAGCATTTCTTGTACTCGCATGGGATGCCTTCAGAGCTCCGGCATTTTCTTACGACGAAGCGCTTATGCTCGCCCGTGCAGTTGGTGTCGATCTTGACAACGACATCGTAGGCCGCCTCGCAGAAAAGAAAGGCAGCGATATCTATCTCTGGGATAGCGCGCACCGAGCGGCCAAGGGAGCACTTGGCCCGGTCGATGGCTCCCGGGGAATGATTGATCCCATCCACCATGCGGCTAACATTGCACGTGTCCGATCCCTTTCAGCTGCCCAGGAATTGCTCGCTAAAGCACTGGTGGATCAAGACCCACGGTTCTTTGCTGCACTTGAGGCTGTCTTGGAAGTTCTCCCGGTTTCCAAGGCATTTACCGGCATCGACCTTGAAGGTGACG